TCCTCACTTTCGCGCTGCGGCCATACCTGACCCGCATCGAGCAAGGTATCAAAAAAGGATTGCTGTCGGCACCAGAGCGCGTGAGCTATTTCGCGGAGTTCAGCTTGGAAGGTCTGCTGCGTGCGGATGCTGCGGCGCGCAGCGCCTTCTACGCATCTGGCGGGCAAAACGGTTGGCTGACGCGAAACGAGATACGCGCTTTTGAGAACCTCCCACCAATGGCGGGCGGCGATGAACTGACAGTCCAGAGCAACCTGATACCGCTGACCCTCCTCGGCAAAATTACCAACTCTGCGCAGGCGGCTAAGTCAGCGATTCTTACCTGGCTCGGTATCGATACTTCAAAGGACGATGATGAAACATAAAAGCAGTGAAACATTGCAGCACAAGCAGTTTGCCTTCAAGGCGGACGCGGTCAATGACGACGGTACCTTCAGCGGCTACGGCTCGGTCTTCGGCAACGTGGACAGTTACCGCGAAATCGTCGCACCTGGCGCCTTTGCCGAGAGCTTGGCGGCGATCAAGGCGAGCGGTGACCCACTGCCGGCGCTGTGGCAGCACCAGTCCAGCCAGCCTATTGGCGGCTATGACGTGCTGGCCGAGGACGCACGCGGCCTGAAGGTCGAAGGATTCTTGCTCAAGGATCACATCGTCAAGGCGGCCGAGGCCTACCAGTTGATGAAACGGCGCATCGTCAAGGGACTGTCGATTGGCTACTACGTGCTGGAAGACAGCTGGAACGAAAAGGACCGCATCCGCACGCTGACCAAGCTGGATCTGCAAGAAATCAGCATCGTCACCTTTCCGGCCAATGCCGAGGCGCAGATCGACAGCGTCAAGTCGATGGGGCACATCATCAAGGCGGGCAGACTGCCCAGCCTTCCAGAATTTGAAGACTACCTGCGCGAGGCAGGGTTTTCGAAAAGTCAGGCAACGGTCATCGCTGGCCGGGGCTTGAAAGAACTGCTTTCCCGGGGTGAGCCCGGTGGCGAAACCGGCGAACTCCTGAACGTGTTGCAAAACTTCAAATTTAACTTCCCATCCTAAGGACCATCATGAAAAACAAAATTATTGCGGTATTCGCTGTACTCGTCTGCGTAGCGTATGGCGGCGCGTATGCCTTCGGTATTGACCTCGGCGCCGTGGTTGCACCCCACGTCGCAGGCTTGAGCGCGCTGGCTGCATTCAGCCTGGTTGGCGAAGTCAAGTCGGTCGACGATGTGGCGAAACTGCTGGAGAAAATCGGCGACCAGGTCAAAGAGCAGGGCGAAAAAGCGCTGGCCGAAGCGAAAAAGTCCGGCGATATGAACGCCGACACAAAGGCCAAGGTTGACGAACTGCTGGTCAAACAAGGTGAGTTGCAAGCACAGTTGCTGGAAGTTCAGCAGAAGCAAGCGCGGCGCGGCGGCGGCGAAGATGTGGGCGGTGCCAAGTCAGCGGGTCAGCAGGTGATCGAATCCGAAAGTTTGAAGGAACGTCTTACCGACGGCTGGAGCAAAAGCAGCAAGGTTTCGGTCGGGATGAAGGCCATTACCAGCCAGGTGGGTAGTGCTGGGCAGGGCGTCGCACCAGATCGTGCTACGGGCGTGCAGATGCTGCCACAACGCCGTATGACGGTGCGTGATCTGCTTTCACCTGGTAAAACAGGCTCCAACCTGTACCAGTATCTGCAGGAAACTGGTTTTACAAATGCTGCGGCTACCACCGGCGAGGGCATCCGCAAGCCGCAATCGGATATTGTCTTCGAGTTGAAAAATGCGAACGTGGTGAAAATCCCGCATTTCATCAAGGCGTCGACGGAGATCCTGTCGGACTTTCCGGCACTGCAATCCATCGTCGATGAAAAGCTGAACTACGGTTTGATGCTGGCCGAAGAAGCGCAGTTGTTGAAGGGCTCCGGCGTGGGCAACAACCTCAAGGGTATCCATACCCAGGCAAGCGAATACATGGCGCCCCTTGTCATCGCCAATGCCACCCGCATCGACGTGCTGCGTTTGGCCCTGCTGCAGGCCGAACTGGCGGAATACCCGTCGACAGGCATTGTGCTGCACCCTGCAGACTGGACGGCCATCGAGCTGCTGAAGGATGACAACGGGGCTTATATTTTCGCCAACCCACAATCCTTGGCTCAGCCAGGTCTGTGGGGGCGCCCGGTTGTTACCACTCAGGCAATGACTTTTGACCAGTTCCTGGTCGGCGCGTTCCGTCTCGGCGCCCAGGTGTTTGATCGTCAGCAGGCGACCATCACGATTGCTACCGAGAATGAGGACGACTTCCTCACCAATCTGGTTACCATTCTGGCGGAAGAGCGCCTGGCATTGGCGGTTTATCGCCCTGAAGCGTTCGTCAAGGGTGACATCACCCCTGCCTAGTTTACGTTGGTGGACGCGGCCGGCAAGCAATTGCCGGCCGTTCTTATTTGGAGAACGAGATGATGATCGATGTCGTAGCAACCAGTGACTTTGTGCATGGCAAGTTGGACATGAGCAAAGGCTGCGAGGCAAGCTTGTCCGAGCAGATGGCCAAGGATCTGTGTGAAGCTGGCCTGGTCGTGTTTTCGATTGCCGCCGGCAGCAATAAGGCCGCCGAGCCGGTGGTCAATAAAATGGCGCCTCCCGCGCGAAACAGAAGTACGAAGCCGAGAAAGGACCAGTCGGCAGCCTCGGTATCAGGTATCGATGTAGGTGCGAGTGCAGACGTCTGCACAAATAACCCCGGCGCTCTTGTAAAGGGCGCCCCGAATGATTCGACTGCACCGCAGGCGCCGGATGATGCTACGGGTCTTGGCGATGAAGAGGCGTCAGGTCGCGTAGCTCCACCAATGCCCGCTGATGACGGCGCTCCGTCCTGATGTACTTTTAGCCAGGCATACCGATATGAGTCAAATCTGTATCACCCCTCCTACCATCCTCGCAGTGACGCTGGAGCAGGCCAAGCTTAACTTGCGTGTGGATGGAAATTACCTTGATGCTCTGATCGAATCCTGGTTACGGGGCATCATCAGTGTGCTTGAGCACGAAATCGGGCAGTGTTTGATGCCCCAGACGTGGGAGGTGCGCTTGGATGCATTCCCCGCTACCATCGATCTACCGCATCCTGTGCTGAATGTCGTGTCCGTGGTGTACTTGGATGCTAATTGCGTCGAACGCGTTCTAGCACCTACGACCTACAAGCTGGTGGCCGCGCGTTACCAGACAACTCTCGTCCCGGCACGAGGTGCGACTTGGCCAACTACGTCGGCAGAGCCGCACGCTGTGATTGTGACTGTGGAATGTGGCTACGGGTACACGCCGGAGAAGGTTCCACCCAACGTGCAGTTGTATCTGCTGGCCAAGCTGGTCGACCAGTTCGACCCGAATACGCGCGCAGAAAGAGAGTCAGCCCCGTCGCCCTTTATCGCCCGTTTGCTCGATGCCTGTCGGAGCAGCGTATGAGCCTTGCGCTACGACTGGATAAGCGAGTTCTCATTCAAGTGCATGCCGCCGGCCAGGACGCCGCCGGCCAGCCATTGTCTGCTGGCTGGGTCAACCTGCTGGCTGATGGGGACGGCAAGGTGTGGGCGGGAATCCGTGACATCAGTGGCCGCGAGTTTGCGGCCGCTGGGGCGACGCAAAATCAAGTGGTGTCGACCATTACGATTCGTTACCGTACCGGCATCGAGGCGAAAATGCGCGTCCTGCACGGCGGTCTTGCCTACAACATCGAAGCCGTACTGGGCCAGGATGGCAGGACGCTAGCGCTCATGTGCTCGAAAGGAACCCTATAAATGCTTACCATCGATGCATCGGCCTTGAGCGGGCTGGCCGAGAAGATTAAGGCCTACAGCGAGCGGGTACAGACCGAGGTGGCATTCGCTGGCGCCGCCGCCATGGCCACCGTGATTTACCAGGGCGCGCGCGGCAACGCGGAACGAAACCGCAAGAGTGGTCTGCTGCTGAGTGCCATCTACCGTGTCTATGCGGAAGACGACTCCAGCGCGACCTTGAAAACCTATCATGTCAGCTGGAATAAGAAGCGGGCGCCGCACGGCTATCAGATCGAGTTCGGCAATTCTCGTTCCCCGGCATTTCCGTTCTTGCGCCCGGCCATGGCACTTGCAGGCGATGCAATTGTTGCCGGCAATGATCGCATGGCCGAGCGACTGGCGGAGACCAAGAGGCGGCCATGATCGTAGAAACTCAAATATTCCAAGCGCTGCAGGCGCTCGTAGATGGTCGTGTTTATCCTGATATGGCGCCGGCCGGCGCTGCACGGCCCTACATTGTTTTTCAGCAGGTGGGCGGCGCTGCGCTTAATTTCCTTGATTCTGCGATTCCATCCAAGCGCAATAGCTGGATGCAAGTCTCCGCCTGGGCAGGGGCACGCATGGAAGCGTCCATCCTGATCCAACAGGTGGAGCTAGCATTGCGAGGCGCGGCAGGTTTGCAGGTTGTTGTACAGGGCGAATCGGTTTCCACCTTTGACGAAGTGACGATGCTGCGCGGCTCCCGCCAGGATTTTTCGATCTGGTTTTAAGTCGAACCTCCCTCTTTTTCCAGCCCTTCTTGGGCATTCCCGCCGCTACATGCGGTTTTTTTTCGTCCATTGAAAGGAAATATCATGGCTGTATCACTGCCAAATGGCAGCACGTTTTCGTTGGGGCTGTCGTATGGCGCCCCTATCGTCGTAACGACGATCACCAACGCCAAGCCCGCCGTCTGCTCGGCTCTCGCACATGGCCTGCAGGACGGCGACCTCGTGGAAGTAACGTCGAGCTGGTCGAAGTTGAACAACCGTATTTTCCGCGTTACTGCGTCGCTGGCCGGCAGCTTTGCGCTGGAAGGCACCGATACCACGAAAACCAGCATGTTCCGGCCTGGTGGCGGACGCGTCACGGTGCGTGAGATTGAAACGCAGGAGCAAATTACCCAGGTATTGGGAAACTCGTCCAGCGGCGGCGAAATGGGCTTCACCGAAGTGTCATTCCTCGAAGATGATTTTTCCAGCCAACTGCCCACCCAGGCCAGCGCGCAGTCGCTCGCATTGAAAATTGCAGACGATCCTACATTGCCCGGCTACATCGCCGTGAAGGCGGCGTCCGAATCGCGCGCGCCGCGTGCCCTGATTGCTGCGTTGCCCAGCGGGTCTTTGATTCTTTACAACGCGATTGTCTCGTTGAACGAGACCCCAACGTTTACAAAGGACGAAGTTATGGCTGTGACGGCAACTTTCTCACTGAAGACGCCACCAGTGCGCTACGCGGCGTAGTCGCCACACCGTATCCGTTTTCCATGCCCGCCTTCTCAGGCGGG